TCTGCGTGTGGACTACGTTTGTCGAAGACGCGCCAACAATATACAAAATGTGGGTGAGGCAGACATGAGCAACGTGAAACAGTTTGCGCTCGATATCAACAAGTTCTGCGCCAAGACGAAAGAGCAACTGGATCAGGCGTGCCGCAAGACAGTGCTCGAAATCGGCGCATCGCTGGTGCAGAAAAGCCCTGTCGGAAATCCTGACCTTTGGAAGCATCCCGCACCTAAAGGCTACGTTGGCGGCAGATTTCGCGGCAATTGGGCTGTCGGCATCAACAATATACCTGCCACTGTATTTGACATCATTGACAAGAGCGGCGCGGCATCCATCCAACGCATTACAGAGGGAGCGCAGCAGGGGAAACGCGGTGATGTTTTCTACATTGCGAACTCGCTTCCATATGCAGAGGAATTGGAAGATGGCCACTCGAAGACACAGGCACCAAACGGCATAGTCGGTCCAACTGTTGCGGAGTTCGAACGCTTTCTCGTCAAAGCCGTGCATGAGTCCAGATCATGAGCCATCCATCCATCCGCGCTGCGCTCGAAACAGCACTTGACACCATCACGCCAAGCATCGCGACTGAACGCGAAAACCAGCTTTTCAAGCTTCCTTCTGGCGATATCCCGTACCAATCCGTCGAAATCAAACCTCTTCCAGCCAATAACGCCGTGTATGGCGATACCTACCGCGAAGAGGGCTTCATGCAGGTATGGCTGCGCTATCCGCGCAATGTCGGAACAGCTGACGTGAATGCACGGGCGATGCTTGTTCGGAATCTGTTCGCACGCGGCACGTCATGGACTAGCGGAGGAGTGACGACACGCATCCTGCGCACGCCGTCAATCAATGAAGGCTTTGCTGATGGGAGTAGATGGGTAGTGATGGTCAGCATCCGATATTTCGCCGACATCGATCCTTAACCAATAACAGTTTGCAGTACCACCAGCCACCCCCATAGGTGGCTTTTTTTATTTGTAGTCACCGAGAGCCCCGCAAGGGGCTTTTTCTTTTTGGGGAGGCTTTACCATGACCAGATCGACCGGCGTAGCCAAGCAATTGCGCTACAAGAAGGAAACAACGTGGGGCACTGCGGCAGGGCAGGCGAGCGGCAAATTGCTGCGCCGTCTGAACTCCGACTTGAACCTGACCAAGAACACCTATGAGTCCAAAGAGATTCGACCGGAACAACAATTGGCCGATTTCCGCCACGGCACACGCGGCGTTGACGGCAAGATCAGCGGCGAATTGTCAGTCGGAACATGGATCGATTTCATGTCCTCTGCGCTTCGTCAGGCGATGCAGACTGCAGCCACGACAGGCGCACTCACCACTGTAACCGCCGCCACGACCACAGGTACAGCAGGCACATTTACTCGCTCGTCTGGCAGCTATTTTACTGACGGCTTCAAGGTCGGCGACGTGGTGCGCTGGACTGGATGGGCCACGACCGGCGTCAACAATAACTCCAAAAACATGATGATCACGGACTTGACCGCGACTGTCATGACCGTTACCACGCTGGACGGCACCGCAGTTGCAGCAAAAGCCGCAGGCGATTCCGTTACCGGACTTGTGCAGGGCAAAAAAACCTTCGTGCCGACAACTGGCGCAACTGATGAAAGCTATTCGATCGAGCACTGGTTCTCCGACATCTCGCAATCTGAACTTTTCACTGGATGCAAGATTAGCCAAGTCGATGTGAACATGCCCTCTACCGGCATGGGCGAAATCACATTCACCTTCATGGGCAAGGATCTCGCGAACTCAACAGGTCGCGGTGGCGTAGCAACGACGACCATGTACTTCACCAGCCCGACCGCTGCATCGACCGGTAATTCCCTGTCCGCAGTGAATGGCGCAGTAATTGTCGGCGGTACGCAAGTATCGAACGTGACCGGCATTAACTTCACGATCAGCGGGAACATGACGACCGGCGAAGTCATCGGCTCGAACACCAGGCCAGATATTTTCAAAGGCATGATCAAGGTGACTGGTCAGATTACTTCCTATTTCGAAGACGCCACTTATCGCGATATGTTCGATCAGGAGACGGAAGGATCAGTGATTGTAGCGATGACCGGCGATAACACCGCAGCGGCATCGTTCGTGTCTTTCGTGATGACACGGGCGAAACTCGGCGGGAACTCCAAGGATGACGGCGACAAGGGGTTGATCCAGACAATTCCATTTACTGCCCTGTTGCAGACCGCAGGCGGTACAGGCACCAAGTACGACAACACCACCATCTCTTTTCAGGACTCTTCGGCCTGATATCTCAAATCAATTTGTTTCACCTGTAGCGCCTGCCTTTGTGCAGGCGCTTTTTATTTTATCTACCGCGAAGGAGTAATCCATGGGCAAGGCATCAAACCAAGAAACCACCGTATTCGATTTCGATCTGGCTCAGTTCGACATTCTGGAAAAGTCGAACGAGGGCATTGACGTGGAACTGGTGATTGAAAAGGGCGGCAAGAAGATCAACACGAATATCTGGCTGCGCGTGCGCGGGTTTGAGTCTGATGTCATGCAGGACAAGTTCCATGAATTGCTTGCACGCCGCATCAAGGAAAACACCGAGAACAACGGCAAGCCGCAGTATGACCGCGAAAAGAACGAAGAAGAATCGAACGAACAGAACGTGCTCGCGCTGATGTCGTGGTCGAAGGGCAAAGACCCGTGGACAGGGAAGATTCCGTATGGCGGCGAAATGCTCGACTGCACGAGGGACAACATCCTGCGCATGTTCAAGTCCATCCCGCAGATGAAGGAACTCGTGATTTCGACCTGCAACAAGCGTGATCTTTTTTTCAAGGGCTGATTTCCGATCTGCTGGCGTACGCGAGCAACGAATTTGAGCTTGAAACGCCGCAGAAGGACGGCGCTACAACGCGGCAGATTTTGCTGGCGGCGCAGCGCCAGATGGGAAGGAAGCCCAAGGATCTGGAAGAACTGACCAGCGTCGAATGTCCTGACGTATTGCGTTTCATGTGGAACATCTTCCTGCAGATAGCAAGGAAGCGGCACAGCAATGGTTTCGGACCTGAGCCTTTGTATGACGAACAGATCGAGGCGTGGTTTCGACTGAGGAAGCGGACATTGCATCCGTGGATGATGGAAGTGATCGATCGGCTGGACGACATATTCATGAAGCACTACGCGAAGCGGCAGGACAAGGGGAAATAGCATGGCAGAAGATATTGCAAGCCTAGGTATTGCCGTAGATACGTCTCAGGTCAAGCAAGCCGATGCTGCACTTGACCGACTGAATCAGACTGCTGACCGCTTAGAGCGGGAGATGCAGCAGTTGAACGCGGCGACAGGGAATATGTCGCAAATGATGCAGAGGGTTGACCGTGCTGCGAGGGAATACGCATCTGCCTCAAATAATGCTGCAACCTCGACTAGAAACGCGACGAGCGAGTCAGACAGATTTCTCGCAGCGCTTAAAAAGGAAGCGGACGCGATTGGGAAAACAACGTCTCAGTTGCGGGAGATGGAAGCAGCTCAGTTGAACGTTTCTCTTCGTGCTGCTCCGATGATAGAGAAAATCAGGGAGCACGAAGCCGCTCAAAAAAGCGCTGCATTGGCGACAAAAGAATCTGCAACGTCGCTCGTTGGATTTTCGCTTGCCTCTGTTGGCGTGGGTGTAGCAATCGGTACTGCGGTTGCAACCCTGAAGTCCTTCCGAGATATGGTTGTAGAAGCACAAATGCAGACCGACAAGTTGAACAACGTCTTCAAGTTCACTACCGGATCTGTCGGGCGTGCAGCGGATGAGATGGCATTTGTCCGCGACACGTCGAAATCACTTGGCCTTGAACTGATCAGCACAGCGGAGTCGTACGCAAAGATATCTGCTGCAGCAAAGGGAACCGCACTCGAAGGGCAAGGCGTCAAGGATGTTTTCACTGCAGTCTCCAAAGCATCGGCTGTCATGGGATTGTCGGCGGCTGACACCAGCGGCGTGTTGCTTGCATTGTCGCAGATGATCAGCAAAGGGTCAGTGCAGTCCGAAGAATTGCGTGGTCAATTGGGTGAGCGATTGCCAGGCGCGTTCCAGATTGCCGCTCGCGCCATGGGCGTATCCACCGCAGAGCTCGGAAAGATGCTCGAAAAAGGGTTGGACGCAATGGAGTTCCTGCCGCGTTTTGGCGAGGAGCTTGAAAGGACGATGGGTGGCGAGGCTGCGACAGCGGCAGAAAAGATGGCTGCTGCCGTTAATAGGAACGCCAACGCATGGACTGAACTGAAACAGACTATAGCCAACTCTGGATTAGGCGAGCAGGCTGCAAAGCAAATGAATACAGTCGCCGCTGCAGTTGACAGCGTAACCGCGAAGTTGCGCGCTGCGCAGGAAGCAGGAAAAGGTTTCTGGACGCAGTTGGGTACGCTACTCGTTGATGGAATCGGCGGGCAACTTCTAAAGCTGAATCCTTTGATGGATGCGGCAGTTTCGAAGGCAATCGGCGGTGGGAAGTCGCTTGCAGAGCAATCGCAGAGACTGCTTGATGTGAGCAAGCAGATATCGAATTTAGAGAAAACAGATACAAGCCAGAATGGTTTTGCAGCGATCAACAAGGAAAAGCAACTTAACAAACTAAAGGCAGAGCAGCTCGACTTGCAGACCAAACTGGCCGCCGTGAACAGCAAGGAAGCAACGAAGCGGGAAGATGATCGTGATTTCAAGGCGGAAGATAATCGTTTAAAGGCCGCACAAAAAGCCATAGAGGACAGGGTAAAGCTGACCAAACAACTTGGCGACGAAATGGCGAAGGTGGATAAAACTGCCAAGATGAACAAGGAACTCGCCGATTTCGACAAGCAATTTGGCGACTTGAAAGACCTGAAACAGTATTGGGATACACGCGCCGCGATCATAGCCAAGTACAAGGATAAATCCGGCATTGCTGCGGCGAAGAAACTGGATAACGAACAGTACCGAGCAGCATTGGCAGAGCAAGAGCAGTTATTGAAGTTTGAGCAGTCAATGGCAAAGACTCAACTTGATGCCGTTGACCATCTCGAAAAGATGGGCGTTATCAGTTCGGCCCAAGCGCTCGAACAGAAACTGGCGATCCGAGAAAAGGAAATCACGAACGAGCAGTCATACGTTCAAAAGCAGGTTGAGCTCGCGACAGGAAAGAAGGATCTCGACGCAAGGGCGAGATATCTCGGCGAACTGAAGACGCTGGAAGAAGAGCGCTCACGTATCGAAATGGATACGTACAACAAGATCGCCGAATTGCGTGAGACTGAAATACAAAAGTCGAATCAGGCCATGGAGTCGTATATCGATTCCATTCGGAAGATCACGGAAGCGGCAAACAATGACGCATCCGGCAAGACCGCTGATGCGCTGCAGGCGGAAGAAGCCGCAAGAACTGCTATCGCTGTCGCCGCGACAGAACAGCTATTGGCCGAGACGAAACTCAGCGAATACATCAGCGAAACGGAAATCGTCGCGTATCAGGAGCAGTTGGCATGGCTGAAGCAGATACAGAAAGCCCATGAAGACGCAGCAATTGCGTTGAGCGAAAAGCGGATTGCGGATGAAGCGAAGCAGTCTGCAAAAAAAGCAACGGAATCATGGAAACAGGAATTTGACCGTATCGAAGGATGGCTGTCTGACGCGATCTTGCGCGGCTTCGAACATGGAAAGAGTTTCATCAAGACACTGATCGATGCGATCAAGGCAGCATTTGCACGTCTTATCCTGCAGCCAATCATCGCGCCTATCGCAGCAATCGGAGCAAACATCCTTTCCGGTGGTGCCTATGGCGGCGAGGCTGGCAGCGGCATGGGCGGATTGCAGCAGGCCTATCAGTATTATCAGGGCTTGTCTGCGGCTGGTGGTGTTGGCGGCTATCTCGGGCAGGGCGTATCTGCGCTCGGTGGATACATGGGCAACGGCACGCTGCAGAACGTCGGTCTAGGCATGCAGGGCTATACGGGTGGCGCATCCGGTGTCGGTTTCGGCAACACACTTGGCGCAGGCATCAATGCCGCTGCAGGTGCATATGGCGGCATCGCTCTCGGTAGTGCGATCAGCGGCGATTATGGCAGTCGTGGAACGGTCAATACCGGAACGGCAGTTGGCGCGGCAATCGGTTCAGTCGTGCCAGGACTCGGCACGGCAATCGGTGCCGTCGTAGGTGGCGCTATCGGCGGTGTCCTTAACCGTGCTTTCGGCATGGGCAAAAAGGAAACCACGGCTGAAGGTTTGATGGTCGATTTCAAATCCGATTCAACTTCTCATTTCGCCAATTTTCAGGACTGGAAGCAGAAGGGCGGATGGTTCAGGAGCGACAAGAGAGGTGAAAACACCTTCGCCATTCCGCAGGAGCAGGCTAACGCGCTGTCCGAACAGATGTTCAAGATGAAGGACAGCGTCAATTCGCTGGCTAAAACCATCGGCGTAGGCACGAGCCAGATCACCAGTTTCTACACCAACTTCAAAGTCCAGTTCCAGCATACCGGCAACGCTGAAGCGGATGCAGCGGCCAATGCCGCAGCGGTGCAGAAAGCGTTCGGGCAGGTGTCCGATTCGCTGGCGCTGATGGTAATACCGACCTTGAAGGATTACCAGCTTCAGGGCGAAACCAACACGCAGACGCTTGTCCGCCTGTCGGCGGAATTTCAGGCAACTGACAGCGTGTTGCTGGTGCTCGGCAAAACATCGCAGCAGGCGTTCGGCACAGTCGGCCTCGCATCGATGGCGGCACGCGATCAACTGGTGCAGTTCGCAGGCGGCATCGATGCGCTGACAAATCAGGTCAGTTTCTACGTACAGAACTTTTACAACGATCAGGAAAAACTCGACCTGCTGCAGCGTCAACTCGCTCCTGCGATGCAGCAATTGGGCGTGTCGTCGATCAAGACCAAGGATGATTTCCGGCGCGTGGTCGATTCAATCGACTTGTCCACGGAAGCGGGACGGCAACTGTTCGCGCAGATGATGCAACTTGCTCCCGCATTCAACGAACTCTCCAATGCGCAGGAACAGGAAGCGGAGAAACAGAGACAGATAGCGGAACAGAGACGGCAGCAAATAGAGCAGGAAATCCAGGCCTTGTCGCAGGCTGCGGAAGCGCATCGTCAGTACATCGAACAATTGCGTCAGACCGCGAACGATTCGCTGATGCCGGATGACATGAAGCTGTACATGCTCCAGAACGAAGTCAACGCGATGTTCGACTCGTGGGGGCTGCACATCACTTCACAGCAGGATTTGCTCAATGCCATCGCCAAGTCGAAGTACGGTCAGAGCGAACTGGAATATCAGCAACTGCTGGAGATTGCACCGAAGTACAAGGAAATGCTCGACCTGCAGGACAAGTTGGCGCAATCGCAGGAAAAGACCACCGGTTCCGATGCGGTGGACAGGCTGCAAAGCACGTTCGATGAT